ACTCCCTCTAATAACTGTTGAGAGAACGTCTTTTGCAAAGGATCCAAACTTTAAAGGCGGTTGGCAAGCGAATATTTTTAACAACAAAGATGGGCCTAGAGGATACAGAAAACACTCTAGATCAATAAAAAAACAAATAGTCACAGAAAAAACAAGAGATTTTGCTGTGGCAGATTCTAAAAGGGAAAATGGCGACTTTTATCATCCGACAGACAACACAAGCGTTATCTACGAGGAAGTATATGTGCCAATCCCTGTTTGGGTAACGGTAAATTACTCAATAACACTAAGAACAGAGTATCAACAACAAATGAATGATTTGATGACACCTTTCGTAACAAGAACCGGTAACATCAATTCTTTGCTTATTAGAGACTCTGGTCATCAATACGAAGCGTTTATTCAACAAGACTTCGCTCAATCAAATAATATGTCAAATTTAGGTGAAGATGAACGAATGTTCCAAACCAAAATTGATATTAAAGTCCTAGGATTCCTCCTAGGGGACGGAGTAAACGAAGAGGCGCCAAAGATTGTTACAAAAGAAACAACCGTGCAAATAAAAATCAGCCGAGAGAGAGTAATTATCGGCGATGAAAAACCATGGAAAACCCGCGATAAGAAATACAGGGAGTTTTAATGACTTTTGAATGCGGCGAAACTATTTATTAAGAATTATATATTATAAGGAGAGTTAGTCAATGGCTAAAAAGTTTGATTTTCTATCACCCGGAATTTTGATCCGCGAGATTGACCAAAGTATTATCCCCCCAGAAAGGGACGAAGAAGGACCAATTATTATTGGTCGAGCCAGAAAAGGCCCCGGAAATAAACCAGTTAAAATCAAGAATTTAGACGACTTTATTTCTATTTTTGGGAAGCCTGTTGCTGGCGGTGGCGAAGGTGGAGACATCTGGCGTGAAGGCAACACTGTTGGACCGACCTTTGGCGCTTACGCTGCACAAGCATGGCTTGCTTCTGGTGAAGCACCAATCACTTATGTGCGACTAGTCGGGGACCAACATCCCGGAGCCTCTGCTGCTGGTTATGCCGGTTGGCAACTAGGGTCGAATGGTATAACAACCAGTACTAGCACTAACTCAACTGCTTACGGATTATTTATAGCAGATAACACCACTGATCTTGGTCAAGGATTGGCATTTGCAACCCTCACTGTACAAGGTGGTCTACCTTCAAACAATGATACGGTTACCATCACAGAACAAGACGGCACAGCCCTGATTTTTGAACTAGATTCTGATGATACAGTTGCCGCTGGTAGAGTTGAGGTCAATATTGCCGGTGGCGCTAATGCAACTGCTCTAAATCTTGCCAATGCAATTCAGGGCGAGATAGAAAAAGGTAATCTAGTAAACTTTGTTGTGCAATATAATGCAACAATTGCGCCTGCTGTTGTCAATATCGCATTTACCGGGACAACTCTTGGAAGTGCAGCAGTAGCATCATCAAATGGTAGTGGTATTGCTCTTGCCGGAGAAACCCTAGCCCCTGCTGCCCAAGCGATTGGAGAAGGAGCACTGGCAGCCATTTTCTATGCTGATTCAGGACACTTAAAACTTGGAGGAGAAGAATATGGCTCTACTGCTGGATCTACTTTTCAATTCGGTGCTGGACGTCTTATCCAATCAATTGGTCAAGACAAGCATTTTGGTTTACAAGTGTTTAACGCTTCAGGTGTCGAAGTAGATAGGGTTGACTTTAATTTCAACAGAAACTCTTCTAGATACATCCGTAACGTTTTTAACACAAATCCACAATTGGTTAATTCACAAATTACTCCGAGTGATGATCTTAAGTCGTATTGGCTTGGAGAGACTTTTACTCGACACCTAGAGACCTATGTTACCGGTACAGTTCAGCGTGGACAAAGCGCAGTATTGTTACCACTAGGATCTGCAACTGCTGGTACTGCTAACTGGGGATATCGTGCAACTGGTTCTGCTCCTGCTAAAACAGGATATGTCTTTTCTCAGAGAGCAACAAACCAACAACAATTATTTAGGTTTTGCGGATTATCTGATGGTGAAGATTTTCAAAAGAACCACATGATTTCAATTGAAGAAATTAGAGAACCAGCAAACCCAGTCGTTAATCCATACGGTACATTTGCAGTTTGCGTTAAAGACTTGGCTGGTAATTCAATTGAGAAATTTTCTAACTTAGACTTGAACCCGGCTTCTACAAACTATATTGCTAGAAGAATCGGTGATCAATATATGAGTTGGGACAACAGTAAAAGACGATATAGAACTTATGGAGATTTTCTAAATCTTTCAAACTATATCCGTGTTGAAGTTGCTTCCGGTATTGCTAATGGAGGCGCCGCTGGTGTACTACCTGCAGGTTTCCGAGGTCCCGTTAAACACAAAAGTATCGCTGCTACTTCCGGTTCATCAGTTATTCATTCTGTAGTATCTGGTGGTATTGGTGGGGATTTCACTGCTGCCTTTGTGCAGCCCGGCAATTCTAGCACTGTCGTTGGTGGTCATGGTGGCTCATACGCTGTTGCCGCACACGGTGATCAAGACTTCGTCGTTAAGTACCACTTTCCATCTATTCCGTTGAGAAAATCAGGTTCTGACGGTGGAGCGGCGGATCCATATCGTGTTCATTGGGGTATTCGACCAAAATTATCAGATACTTCTAATCAACACGACCCAGATTACGTTGATTACTTAAGGTTCTTGCCTGCAGGAATTGATAGTCATACACCTAATAGTGATGCTTTTGAGTATTCATACAACTTTTCATTAGATGATCTTGTTATCAATAGTGCCTCAGGCTCGGCGATTTACAGATCAGGTTCGTACCATGCCACTAACAACACAACAGCGAATTCTTTTACTTCGCCGGGTAACAATCAGTTGAATGCCAACGGTACTTTTGGAGATTTATTGGATCTTGGAGTTAGACAATTTATTATGCCGATCTTTGGAGGTCGCGAAGGACTCAATATCAAAGAGGCAGAGCCATTTAGAAACATTGATGTTATTGGTACAACACTGAGTGAAACTACCAACTATACTCACTACTCTATAAACAAAGCGATCGATTCGATCAGAGATCCTGAGGTTGTTGCTGGTAATCTATTGTTGATGCCCGGTATCTATCAACCAATCATGACTGATAAATTGATTAATACTGCCGAAACTCGTCAAGATGTTTTAGCAATTATTGACCTAGAGAGTGACTATACTCAAAGCACAGAAAACACTGACAATTCTACTCAGCGATTGGGATCTGTTACTACAGCAATTTCCAGCCTTAAGTCAAGAAACTTAAATTCTAGTTTTGCTTGTTCTTTTTATCCTGCTGTACAAGCAGTTGATAATCTGAGCCCGGGCGCACCTTATGTTTGGCTACCAGCCTCTGTTGCAGGACTTGGAGCGATGGCTTCATCTCAGCAAAGAACTGATGTGTGGTTTGCTCCAGCAGGATTTAATCGCGGTGGACTTGGCAACTTGGGAGGTCGTCGAGGCCCACGAGTTATTCAAGCAAGACAACGATTAGATTCTCGAGAAAGAGATGATTTGTATCAAGTTAACATTAACCCAATTGCTACATTCCCAGCCGAAGGGGTAGTTGTTTTCGGCCAAAAGACTCTTCAAGCAGATCAATCTGCTTTAGATAGAATCAATGTTCGACGATTACTACTTTTCTTGAAGTCTCGAGTTAGCACTGTTTCTAGAGGTCTTTTGTTTGATCCTAATGTACAAACAACTTGGAATCGTTTCAAAGGTTCAGTAGAGCCGGTCCTTTCTGATGTGAAAGCAAGATTTGGATTAACCGATTATCGTATTATTTTGGATGAGACTACAACTACTGCTGATCTTATTGATCGCAATGTTATGTACGCCAAAATATTCATCAAACCAGCCAGAGCAATTGAATTCATTGTTGTCGACTTTGTAATTACAAGAACTGGTGCGGATTTCACTTAATATACTATTTAATTTAAACAGGAGAAAATAAACATGGCATTTTGGACACAAAATCATAGTGTAAACTCATCAGGGATTGGCACTAAAGATCCAAAAAGGAAATATCGATTTAAAATAAGCATCAACTCGCTCAATGATAATGGCTGTGTTTGGTGGGCAAAAACTGTCGCGAAACCTTCATTTGAAATCACAGAGAGTGAGCACACCTTTTTGACTCATAAATTTTATTACCCGGGAAGAATTAGTTGGAATGAAATAGAAATGACATTAGTTGATCCTGTTTCACCCGGTGCTGTTGCAAACTTGAACGCAATGATTAGAGCACAGGGATACGCTGTTCCTTCTGAGGACTTATCTGGGACATCTTTTGAAACAATGTCTAAAGGTAAAGGCGCAAATGCATTGGGTGCTGTTTTAATTCAACAACTCGACGCTGCTGGTGATGTTATCGAAACTTGGGAACTTAAAAATCCTTTCATTAAAGGGGTTAAGTACGGAGACCTAGACTATACTTCTGATGACTTATTGGAAATTTCTCTTAGTCTCAGATACGATTGGGCTACTTGTACAATTGGATCAGGTGATGGTGTTGATTCATCTAACGACAGTATAGGAACTAATTTAGTTGCTGGTCAACCAAGTGATGTTAGAGGTGGACGTTCATTCTTTAACGCTGGGGACACTGCATCTGACGGCTCTAGCGACTAGTAGGATATGAAGTGGCCTTTTGGACAAAACAATTAGGGACAGGTAAAGGGCAGAGTCTACAGCCAAAATTTGGAGACAGGTTTATTGTGATGTTTGGGGGCACTAATTCCTCTTTCGCTAGTAACATAGTATTCACAGTAAAGAGTGTAGACAAGCCCTCTGTTCAAATAGATACAAAAGAGTTTAAACTTGTTAACCACAAGTTTAAATATCCCGGTACCGTTACATGGCAACCTATTAAAATGACATTTGTTGACATGGCTGGTAGTTTTAACGATGGGATAACAATACCTCAGTTTGAATATTTTAGTTCAGAGCACACTAACATTGGAGTAAAAGGTGAGAAGTTACTTACCCCAAATTTCCAAAACACTGCTATGGCTTTAGCGTATCTTTTGTATTCTAGTGGATATGATACGCCGGGGTTTGAAACCGTTAAGGGAATGAACACGGCTATACAAAAAAACCTTTCAATCAATTCTTTTAATAAAATCACAATACAAATGCTTGACACCGATTATACTCCCGATTCTCCTAACAACATTAAAGTAGTTGAAAGTTGGGAATTGTTTAATCCAATAGTTAGATCAATAAATTGGGGTAGTCTAGCCTACACTAGCGGAGATTTAGTAGAGTGCACATTAGATATTGACTATGATTTTGCTGAGATATCTTCTGGTCAATTGATGGGACAAGAAGGATTGAGGGTTGACGAATTCGTCGACGACGTAGAAGAAGCAGAAGACATCGCTACCAATGGTGAAGAAAACGGTGAAGAAGTAGAAGAAATAAACGTTCAGGACGATCCCAGCCTAAGAGCAGAAGAGTGATATCTCGAGATAAAAATTTTTTTACAAATAATTATATAACAATTTCATATTAATTCATGAGGTGATAAATGAAAAGAAGAAACAATGAGGATAGGATGGTTAAAGGTCACAAACCAGCCCAATCAGAAGATCCTCCCACAATGGCAAACCCATTGGACTTTATTAATCCAACGGAGTTTGTTGCTCTACCTTCTAAAGGTAGATACCCAACCGGTCATCCCCTTCAGGGACAAGATTCTATAGAAATAAGATATATGACCGCAAAAGATGAAGATATCTTAACATCAAAATCCCTATTAAAAGAAGGGATTGCCTTAGATAGGCTTATTCAAAATTTGATTGTTAACAACCAAATCAGTTCTAAAGACCTGTATATTGGAGATCGTAACGCAATCATTATTTATGCTCGAGCATCAGCATACGGTGACAAGTACAAAACCAAAGTGACTTGTCCAAACTGTAGTGAGGTCTCTAGCCATACTTTTGACTTAAACGAATATCATTCTTATGACGGTGCAGACTACGAAGAGTTTGATTTGGAAGAGACAGAACATGGAACCTTTATGGTTACTCTGCCTATGACCAATATTGTTGCCGAAATTAGACCCCTATTGGGTATCGATGAAGCCGACATCATAAAAGACCTAAAGAAGGACAAGAAAGGCGAAAATGGATTAGTTACAAATCAAATTAAGAGATTTTGTATGTCTTTTAACGGATTTAAAGATAAAAAGACGATTAATCAAGTTGTTGATAGGTTAACCGCTGTGGACTCTAGATATTTGAGAAACGCATTTACGGCCATTTCACCTGACTTGAGTGTTAAAGGTAATTTCATCTGCAAAAGTTGCGAGTATGAAGAGGAGATGGTGGTTCCTTTTGGAACTGACTTTTTTTGGCCTGACAGATGAGTATTCTGAGCAGTTATACGAACAATTCTTTACCCTTAAACATTATGGTGGTTGGTCTATGTTCGAACTATATAATTTACCGGTTGCATTAAGAAATTGGTGGCTTAAGAGAACAATAAAAGAATACGAAGAAGAAGCGAAAAAAATGAAAAACTCTTCTAGAAAGTAATGCTCGTATAAAAACGAGCATTTTTTTCATAAAACTATTTATTTCGTATAAGGAGAAACTTTTTAATGGCCGATCGCACTGAAGAAGAACAAAAAATCTATGAAATGATGATGAAGAATCTTGAACTCATGAAAGAATCCACTAGTGGACTCAAGGATCATGAAGCGATGCTTCAAGACGTTATTGACCTTGAAGGGGTGCGCAACGAAAAGCAAAAAGAAGCAATTAAACTTGAAAAAGAAAAACTGGAACTTCTTAATGATCATGCTGCTTTGTTGAAAAACGAAACACAAGCAAGGATAGAGTCACTAGAGCAAGTAATGA